AAATGCCCCACCTTTATAAAGGTTTGAATCTAATGGTGCAGGCAATGAATCAAGATTGCTTGCCAGATTATCCAAGGCCTCTAATGTATATCCTGCTGTAAAAAATGGTGCTATCAAGTCAACACTGACACTCGCTATTGACCATCTTTTAATTGCATAATTGTAAATCAATAATTTATCTGGAGTTGATCCAGAAGTATTTCCATTTGACACATAAGACCAGACAACTATCTGGTTTGTTGGGTCTACAGCACTTGTCATTTTATCTGGAAATGCTGTGTTGAAATCCTCAAAGAAAAACTTGTTTACCTTTTCTGCACCTATTGGAATTGCTTGTTGCCCATCAAATGCATAAAATCCATCTTCATTAAGAAAAAATATAAGATTACCAATATGTGCAACCGACCCAGAAAATGTACAACCTCTGGCTGTCTCAACCTTATCAATCTGGTAAATCAAAGGTGTTCCTACATATGATGCCCTTACTATGGCCTTTTCCATGAGTATTGTTGCGTACTCACCACCAACTAAACCAGTGATTGCACCTGCATCAGGTATGTCTTGAAAGTCTGCCTGATCAGTTCCTACAGTCCATTGTGTTGCATTGTTTATACCAGACCATCTTACCCTAAATGGTACTCTGCCAGATCCTTCATCAATATTGCCTGTCCAGACCTGATCTCTAACCACTGCAATAAAATCAGCTTTTGGCGGTGTACCACCTAAATCACCAAACGCACTATCTGTTCCAAGTGTAAATTCCTGTAAGGTTTCACCGATACCGCCTGCAACAATCACACTTGTACCAAACTGTACAAATTTCCATCTTTCAGTATCAGTTAGTGAATATCCGCCACCTTTACTTATATCATCAAGATTAGATGTACCTGCATTGAACTCATATAGTTTGCCTGCATCACCTGCAAATAATTTTACATTTCCAGAATTATCTTTTGCAGAAAATATATTTTTTAATTCATTTGTAGCCTGATTGCTTACATTACCTAAGCTATTTAGTGACCTGTAACCCTCAAATGCAGGTATTACATTCTCGGCAACAGTTACACCTTTATTTTCTAAATCTGGCTGATCTGGGAGCCATTCTCCAAACTTTATCATTGTACTCTAAAACTCTCCTGACCAGTTGATTGAACTGTCCAAATTTCTGTACCATCCGCTACCTCAGACCAAGTTTCTGATCCCTGAGCAATGATTGTCCAATCTTCACCTAATACCTTTGCATCTACTGTGCCTGTCACTTCTGCACTTCCTGTAGCTGTAACATTGGTTGTAAAGTTTGCATTTGCTACAACACTTGCCTCGGTTGATGCAGTTGCGGTTGCCAATACAACTACGTTTGCTGTTGCACTTACTGTCGCACTAACAGAGGCACTTGCAGTAACCTGCTGTACCCTGATTGCACTTGCTGTTGCTGTTGCAGTAACAGAACCATTTGCATCCACTGTTACTTCAAATGTGGCTGTAGCAGTCACTGTACCTATTGTTGCAACATTAAAACCAAATGTTCTTATTCTGGTTGGTGTTGCTGATACAGTAGAACTTGCTGTTCCTGTAGCTGTATTAGTTCTAATTCTTGTACCGCTTGCAGTAGCTGTGGCACTTGTTGAAACTGTTGCATCTACTTCAATAGCAAATTGTATTTCTGCACTAGCTGTTGCTACAGTTGATGCCGAGGCTGTACCCTGCCTTACCTGTAAAGTTGAAAGACTGTCAATGTTGCCAAATGTAGCAATGAAGTCAATTGTACCCCAACTATCAAGTTGTTCTAATGTTGGGTTATTAAATTCAACTTTCTGTAAGTCTGCATCAATATCTAAACTACCTGATATTTCATCAAGATTAGATGTAATTTGATCTAAATGCGGTGTTCCTAATGGCATTTAAATCTCACTAGTTTGCGGTGATAGTTAAAGAACCACTTGCTACTTTTAAAATATCACCTGATGCAATTGTTTTGGATGCTGTAAACGATCCATGAAATAATAGATTACCACTGGATGATGCATCAAAAATGCCCCAGTGAGATACGTCTCCCCATGAACCAGTTGCAGGATCAAACTCTACTGCACTGTTACTTGCTATAGAACCACTTGATGCAGATGCAAATGTAATTGCTTTTCTGCTGTAATTGTTTCCTGTTAATTCTGAACCACTGGCATCGTCACCTATACTTCCTGTGGCCAATCCTAAATAAACTGCGGATGGTGCAGATGTAGAGGCTGTTCCTGTAAAATGATCTAGAAATTTTAACTCTAGATAATCACTCATTGCTGACATAATTTAACTCCTAACTTGCTGATGATGATTGCCTTGCATAGACTGAACTTATGTGAAGTGATCCTGTACCATAATGACTTCGCTGTTCGTCTTTCCTTATTTCCTCTATTGACCTTGTGAATTTAGCATCATAAGTAGAGGCTCTGGCCTCATCCATTAAGTATGTATAGGCCTCAACTAGACTGCCAGATAAGTATGCATCTGGATGCCTGGTTAATAGTTGATTGGTTGCATTACTGTCTGACAATGCAGTCAGTCCACCAATGTAAATAATTTCTGCTGTATATGCACTGTCTGGCACTGGCCTGAGTTTCATTTCAGCACCAACAATTGAATATGATAAAGGCTTGCCATTACCGCCAGATGGAAAGTCTTTGTCTAACTGTATAGGACTTTTATAGTCCAAAACTGTATTGGGTGAAGTGTTGAGTTTGACCTCTCTTACTTCCCTCAAATCTGTTGGTAAAGCTATGAACTCATCCCCTATAGTCAAAGTAGCATTTGCCCTTTTTTCCTGATCCCTTGTCTCCAACTCTCTAGACAATCTTGCCTCGGCCAATTGTATAAAGTTTGGTATCTGGTCTGTTAGATCAGTCCTTGCCAAGAAATTAGCAATTGCTGTCTTTAGTTCTGTATAGGTTGATATACTCATACGTTACCACCGCTAGTTCTGAAATATCTGTTGTCAATGTCGTTTAACCATGCCTTCCACTTTTTCTGTGCCTCTGGATTATTATGTGGATCACCAAATCTTTTCATTAAATCCATGTAAACCATAGACGGTATTTCAGCCACTTGTTGCCAGTGGTTTTGCGTATTGCCGATTAAACTGCCTTTTCTATATTCATTTCTTTTAGATTTATTTATATCCAGAACCTCATGAATATGTTGCTTTTCCTCAATGGTATAACCACCTTCTGGATTGTCATGCATCCATATTTCTTTTTGGCTGTATGGATTTTTTTCAATTAATCTTTTCATAAAAAACCTTTTGTTAGGGAGGCCGAAACCTCCCTATCTATTTGTGTTATTAAGATCCATTTAGACCGATCACTGAGGCATGAGCCTTCGGTGCTGTCGGCATATATGTCCACTCATAAACAATTTGGTGTTTAATTGAGTCTCCAGTTCTAGCTAACTCACTTTCAACAAAATTCCTCCCATCAAGATTTCCGATCATAATGTGATCAGGATCAATGATGTGAATTTTGTCATTTGACATGAACCTGCTCATAGAAATTGATAACTGGCCGAAGTCATTCATCATCACTGAAACTGAACCAATAAATGATGGTGCAGTGTTTTGTGTGGTGTTGACCTGATTTGTTACCAAATTTGTTCCTGCCTGAGAAAGATCACTTATGTTTGCCTTATTTGTGGCTGAACATAAAAGCATACGAGGATTACCTCCATCTTCCCATGCCTGTTGTGTAGCAGTATCAATCTTCGCTAATGTAAGTGGAGCATCGGTTCCAGTTAAATCAGCTACGTCACTTCCATCACCAGTTCCAAATGAAATGTCAGATGGACTTGCATCACCATTTGTCACAAATGTAATGAATGTTGCTGACTTTCTTGGGTCTGATGCTGACTTTGCTACGTTAAGATCAGTAATAATCTTCTCAACATCTCGTCTTAACTCAAGACCTTTCAAGACTTTCTGATAAGCAGTTTCTTTGTCTCTACCTGCTTTATCAACAGCCTCTAATGTTCCAGAGATTTGGAAATCTTTGACTGAGATTTGAGTATTGTTAGTTAATCTTGTAGTCGCTGTTGGTGTTGCAAAACTTGCATCCGCACCTTCGTTGACTGAGTTTTGATCTGCTGTGGCTAACTCTTGACAATTATGTTCATCTAGGTTCGTTAATCCTAGACCGATCTTACGATCCGCTTATAGTTTCCTATAAGTTCAGACTATATCTTCATCCTCTTACGAGGAGCCATGCACTTCCACCCACTTGGGTGTACTTCCTTTCGGAATAGTCGTTGCTCCTTCCTATTGCTAGGCTTGGATCAGGATTGCCCTCGACTTTACGTTAGGGGTTCCCCTGAGTTCACATGGTTTACTTCTAAACCTTACGATTTAGTGAGGCTCTTTTCAAACCTGCCATTCAGTTAGTGTACCCTTAACAGTTGTCTTTTTTGCTGTAGAGAAAAAAGGTGTCTCTGTAGTATCTAGTCTGTAGATAATATCAGATAGATCCTCTCTTTCACCAACAGCATTAGCTGTAGTAAATTGTGCCATTGTTAACT